ATGGCTGTAAAAACTACTCCCTTAACTGACACACAAATAAAAGCATTAAAAGCCACTAGTAAGGATAAAAAGTATTTTGATGGTGGAGGTCTTTTTTTGTTAGTTAAATCGACAGGGGTTAAATTATGGCGATTTAAATATAAAAAGCCAATATCATATAAAGAGACATTATTATCTTTCGGTAAATACCCAGAAACATCGCTACAACAAGCGCGAAAACAACGAGATGAAGCGCGCGAATTAATAAAGCAAGGTATAGATCCACAACATCACAAAGCGGAACAAGAACAACGTAAGCAAGAAGCTTGTAATAATACCTTTTACGCTATGGCTGAGAAATGGTTCAAATTCAAAACAGAACAAGGTTTAGAAGAACAAACGCTCAAAAAGGCTTGGCGTTCATTAGAAAATCATGTTTTCCCTTATATAAAAGATATTCCAATAAACCAAGTAACAGCTATCAAAGCGATTAACGCATTACAGCCATTAAATAACAATAATAAATACGAAACAGTAAAAAGAGTTTGCCGGCGAATTAATGAAATAATGTATTATGCTGTCAATATGGGAATTATCGATAATAACCCTCTAGCCAAAATCACCGACGTATTTAATAGCCCGAAAGTAAAAAATCAGCCAACTATTCCCCCTACTGAGTTACCGCAGTTCATGCAAGCTTTAGCTATGGCAAAGATTGAATTACAAACCAGATGCGTGATTGAATGGCAGTTATTAACATTAACGCGACCAAGTGAAGCCGTTGGGGCTAAGTGGGAAGAAATTAATCTAGATAAAAAATTATGGAGTATTCCTGCCGAACGCATGAAAATGGATAGACCACACAATATACCTTTATCACCGCAGGCAATAAAAATACTTGAGATAATGAAATCTATTAATCATAAAAGCGAGTTTGTTTTCCCAACAGCAAGACCACCTTATAACAAACCAATGAGTAGCCAGACTGCCAACATGGCAATAAAACGCATGGGGTACAAAGATAAGCTAGTTGCGCATGGTTTAAGAGCTTTAGCTAGTACCGCTTTAAACGAACAAGGCTTTAATTATGATGTCATTGAAAGCGCGTTATCGCATGTAGATAAAAACGCAGTAAGGCGAGCCTACAACAAAGCAGAATATGAACATCAAAAGCGTATTATGCTTGACTGGTGGGGTGACTTTGTCGAGCAAGCAAGCCAAGGAAATGTCTCACTATCTGGTACTCGTAATTTAAAGTTAGTAAATCATTAACCATATCGCGCTATTCATACCGTGCCCCATATTTGGGTTACGATAAAACCGTCACTCAAATCTGAGTTACTTCAATAATACCCTCTCCTCAAAATTGAGGAGGCTTTTTCAAATGTCACCCTTTACTTATATTAGTCATTAGGCTGTTTTTATATTTACCCCCTATAATTTTAAACTTTTAATATAAAGTGTTCACTACTATTCACCAACCTAATATTAATTTATATATATCAATATATTATATACTTATTATATATATTTTTTGGTGTTCACTAGTATTCACTAGTGTTCACTACTATACACATTATTAAAACAATCCTGATCCTGTAATTAACCAATTGAAATATAAATATATTTATATAAACCCATTTATCTATGAAAATAAAATCATTATTAATCATTTGGTTAATTTATGGTGATTTTTAGGTTGATCCAGGGCTATTATTGGAGGAAAAGACTAAATGCTCTATGGTGATTTTCACCATTCAGGTATTAAATTTGCAATCTGCTAAAAAGCCAGCAGGTTTATTACATTGGTTGAGTTACGCAACTATAGCTATTTATGATTCCCCATTTAGTAATAGCAGTCAAAAAAATTATTTCAATTCGCGGTTTTGCATAAAAAGGAGGGTAGGCGGTTTAGAGCGTATAAGGTCGTAGGAATTTACTCCCCCCTCCTCTTGGGAGGTTTAGTGAATTTTTGGACACGTTAAAAAGCAATCTAATAATTTGCCTTATTGGATTATAATAACCTTATTATTAGTAAGTTAGGTGGCAATATGGCAGGGAGAAAATCAAAATTAAAGGAAATGTTAGATCTAGGGCAAGAGTATTTGCATAAGCAGGGTTATATCAATAATGGCGAAGTGATTCCCTCTGTGGCTGGGCTGGCTTTATATGCTAACTGTTCAAGGTCGAGTTTATATAATTATGCAAGTTCAAGCGAAGAATTTAAGGACATGTTAGAACTTATCAAGGCACGCCAAGAAGTGGAATTAATTAATAAAGGCTTAAAAGGCGAATTTAACGCGAGTATTGCCAAATTGATGCTTGCTAATCATGGTTATTCTGAAAAACAGATATTAGATCATCAATCTATGGGTAGTGGCATTACAGCCAAATCTAAACCAATGCGCATAGAACTAGTATCGCCACCATCAAAGGATTTAACCGCCTGACAAGCAAAGAGCATAAACTTGTTGCCTGCTCAAGTTTTAGATGCTCAAATTGAGCCACTTCTTATAGAATTTAAATATTTAAAAATCTATTTGATACATAATCACTAGTACTTATATAGGTATCCATTCAGGTATCCAGTGAAAATACTTTAAATTAATGGATACTAATCTAAGCAAAAGCGGTAATAATTGCAAATGCTTGCTTTCACAGAAAAATGGAAACCATTGCTTAAGTAAACCATACCCGATTAAGGTTCAAAAGACAGTTATCTTTATTATGAAGATAGCTTATAAAATTCTTTCATAAAGTTTAATTTAAAGAAAATTAAATATTTATTATTGCTTTTCTCATATTGATTTATATTCTGTTTTAAACAGTTAAATACATATTGATATAACAAAATAGAACTATATAATATTACACAACTGTGCAATATTAGTGGCGTAACATGGTAACATCATCATTTAGCAAAACGTTTGTTTTGGCTGATTCTAGTGGCATTAACACTCTTATTGAACTAGATAAAGCACCAAATAAAATTAAAACTCGCGATAGAGATAACAACACTGAATCTCGAAAAGCAGTAGACGCTTTAGCAAAGGTTCTGAAAAAATAATCAAATAAATTGTAATTATAATGTTACCTATATCAACAATTTGTTTATAGCCTATTTACTTGGATCGTTCAAATCGCTTATACTTTGCTCAAGTTAATAGCGTGAGCTATGGACAAATCCACACAAAAAGAGGTTTCAAATTATGTTTAATGAAGAAAAAGTCGCTCAAATGGCAGGATATTTGCTACAAAAAAGAGGCGGACGAATGAACTTATTAAAGTTAATGAAACTTTTGTATCTTTGCGACCGCGAATCTATGAATCTTTATGATGAGTCTATGTCAAATGATCTATGGTTTTCTTTAGATCACGGACCTATATTATCTAGAACATATAATTTAATGAACGGTTCTTCTGATAAGCCTAATGAAGGGTGGAATAAGTGGATTTCTGATAGAGAAAATCATGATTTATCTTTAAATTTTGAACCGAGTGAGGCAGACTTTTCAGAGCTTTCAATTGCTGATTTAAAAATAATGGATGCTATTTATGATAAATTTGGCCATTACAATAGATGGCAACTTGAAAAATATACTCATGATTTTTGTCCTGAATGGACTGATCCAAAAGGAAGTTCAATTCCAATTAACCCACTATCTTTATTTGAAAAGTTAGGAAGAAGTCCGAAGCAGTTGGAAGATCTTTCCGAATGGATTAAAGAATTGGATGATATGGATAAAATCGCATGCCACATGAGATAGCGAAACAAATAATAAGAAAAGGAACTATATTATCTCGTGCCATGTCGGAAGATAAGCATCATCTTTATTTTATATGTCATGACCCTGTGTATATTGAGGAATATAGAAAGGATGTTTTTCTTTCAGTAAATATAACTACAATAAAAGAGGGAAAGTATTTTGATCCTGCTTGTGTTTGTAGTGTGGGTGATCATCCATTCATCAAAAATGATAGTTACGTTATCTACAACAAAGCAGAGATATTTGGTGTTGACTCTGTAATTTCTAATATTAAAAAAAATTTCGCTAAAATAAGCGATCCTTGTTCTGATGAACTATTTATTAGAGTTTTAGAAGGGTTTAATAAGTCAGAAAGAGTTAAAAATCATATAAAAAAACATTTCGATAAGTACTGTACCTAACTCGCCATCAGGTAGTTTTTCATTCCCAAAACCCATTCCATGTATATAAACACAGTACTATAATGTACCTAACTGTATATTACTGTACCTTATCTTTATTTTTTGAGATAATGTTAGTTAATAATTATAGATAATTTTGTTTTTTAAGTTTATTAACTTATTAATTTAATTTTTAATTTAAAAAAATTTTTTAGATAACTAAACAATAACATTTGAGATAATTGGAGATTTAATAAGGTTGCCACAAAAATTTAATTATTCTAATTTAAGCTTCATCGCTCAGCATATCCCTAACAGTCAATTTCAAAATCAATTTCAAGCAATAAATAGAACAATATTCACTAAGCCTAATTCTTGGTAATTATTTTAATATTTAAACCAACTCCATGTACAAAAATTTACAATATATAGTGACACCATCAAAATTTACTACTATATGTAGTAAATTAAAATACCCAATCGATTAAAAAACAAGCGAACGAATCAATGAGTGAAAAATATTTTTTAAGAGCATTTTTTCACTGGCTAATTCTTTACAAAATTAAGGTGATTATACAAATCCGATCATAAACTGAATTACTTGAAATTTAATTTATTTAAAAATCACAATGTTACAAATGACGTTTATTAAAAATCAGATCGCAAATCAAATAGCAGCATTTTTACGGCGTTGCTAAAGTTAGGTAATACTTAACAACCAAAATTGTATTTAAAGGGCTTAGGGCGCTTATTTTGCACCTTATTTTTGATATTTACTATTTACTGTGCTTTATTTTTCAAAATACTTTGATAAAATACTAACCAAATTGATTACTTTGTTATTTATACAGGTAGTTAATTGAAAACTATTAATGAGGAGCATCTAAGTTAGTAGTTTTAAGGGGATATGGCTTCTAAGTTTGCCGACCGCGAACCAACTCCCCTTGAGCAAAGAAATTAAACATGATAGAAATTTAACAAACTGCTTAATAACTTCAGTTATATATTGTCTTATCTACCAAAAGTAGTCAATGCCAATATTAACCAACTGTTCACTTATTAATCAACCTCTGTTACTCCCTTTCACCCTCTATCATTGTTTAATTCTTTTTAATTAGTAACTTAAAAAGAGATTTTTTTATGAAAGAAATTTTAAACAATACAGATAGTCTTATCCCATTAAAAGATTTTATTGCCTTAATTGGTTATAAAAGCACATCCTCATATTATCAAATGCTCAAAAATGACAAAACCGCACCTAAACCAATAAAATTATTGGGTCGAAAAGTTTTTTTATCTAGTCAAGAAGTTAATAGCTGGATTGAATCAAAAAAAGCGGCAAGGGGGTAATTTATGCAAATTGGAAACCCTCTATATCGCGAAATAATAAAGGGCTTGCATTGGAATCTTGACGCTTCCAATAATAGCCAATCTCGCTATCAGTGTCTACCCAAAAAGCCAAGAGCTTACCTATTAATTGCGTGTACTGGTGACAATGGTATTACCGAAAATGAGATATTACGCACCTGTAGGCTTTCTAGCGGTAGAAATTACTGTTCAGAACTAGAAAGAAAGTTAGGCATCACCTTAAAGCGCATGGATGAACCTAATACCGATGGAATAGGCTCACATTATCGCTATTACCTAGCCAATAAGGAAGACGCTCAAAAGGTGGTTAATCTGATTCTTAGTTATGAAAATAGCTTATTAACTGATTCGGATATCAGCCAAATTTTAGCACTTTACCCAAGCAAAGCAGCTTAATTAATTGATTTTATAGCAAAGCTCATTTTTGAGCCGACGGTATCCCTTTGCCTAAATTTAGCTAAAAGAGGGATTTTTCGACACGTTAGGAGTAATACTTATGACAGATTTTAATAATTTAGTACCAGTAACCGAAACACAATTAAACGGCAAATTACAGCAAACAGTTAGCGCAAAGGCTTTACATAATTACTTAAAAGTAGGAAATGATTTTTCAACATGGATAAAGGGAAGAATAAAAGAATATGGGTTTATTAAAAATGATGATTTTTTAATCTTTGATTCATCAGAATTCAGGAATCAAAGTACAAATAATGAACAGCAAATAAAATGGACAACTAAGCGAGGTGGAGATCGTAAAAGTACAGATTACATCCTCACAATTGGAACTGCTAAAGAATTGGCGATGATTGAAAACAACGAGAAAGGACGAGCAATAAGAAAGTACTTTATACGTTGTGAAGAACACCTTAAAGAGATCGCACCAGCAATCCAGAAGAAAGCGCTTAATCGATTAAAAGCACGTTTAAAAGTCGCAGATTATAGCCGTCCTATGTGTGACGCTTTAACTATACAACGATTATCCCTAGGCAAGGAGACCAAGCCACATCACTATACTAATGAATTTGATATGATTAATCGTATTGTACTTGGTATGACAGCAAAGGCTTACCGAAAAGCTCATAATCTCACGGGTGATATTCGCGACCATATCACCGAAGAACAACTTAATCACTTAGCTTACCTTGAGAAATCCAATATCACGTTAATAGATATGGGTTGGAATTATGAAAAACGAAAAGCAGAACTCATCAAGTTATCACAAAGCTACATGATTCGGTTATTGGGTAAGGTGGCTTAATTATGATGACTATACACTCATTTAACGCCTTAGCTATAGGACAGTATACCCAAGCCCCAAATAATCTCTTAAATTGCTATTTTAACGGAATTAACGCCATCCAAAAGGTGAAATCATTCTTCTTGGCTGGCAATAATTCTAGTTTCCAGTCAAAAAAGCCTATTTCAGTGGAAACCAAAACGGAAACAAGTGTAAAAGTACGCACTAAGTACGCAGTGAAAACCGTTTTTTTAATGCGTACTAATCATTGCATGGGGTGTTTTTTAAAAAGTAGGTTTATTGAGTCCATAAAAAGGAGAATGGGAAAACAAAAACCACCAATCAGTGGCATTAAGTTAAAAGATTATTTCTTATCTAATTTAGCTAGTTTTTCGCGACAAGCATCCTTAACCCATGCGCTAAAGTTGCCTTTGCCTGCCGATAAATCAATCTGTGCCAGTAAATCATCTTCAAAGCGAATATGTTTAGTTGTGCTATTAGAACGCTCAAAAGACTTTTTATCTTTTTTCTCTTGCATTGGTTATTTAACCTCTATTCCTCGTGATTGTAATTCTTTTCGGATTACTCTTTTCATCCAACCAGCAAGTGATTCGTCGCCATCTTCTTTTTGTGCTTTTTCCATGGCAAGACGTAACTCAGGATCTAGTCTAAATTGGAATGGAGGATTACCTCGTCTTTTTTCTGACATGTGTATTGACACCTCTATTACGTTAGTGGTAATGTATTTATGTGTAATGACATGTTACTGTCACATACTAAAAAAAGCAATGCCCCGAAGTGCTGTAACACTATCGAGGCATCTAACCACAAACATTAAACGGAGTAATGCTATGGCTAATAGTAATGATACCCTACGCCCTAAAAATGGGCAACCCGACCTATTTAATTTAATTTCTGTTTTAAATCTCTATCAAGCAGATGTTCCAACACATCATTTATTACAAGCTGAGAATCATTTTGAAGAGCTACAGCAATCTATTCTATATGGAATAGGTGCGATTGGTAACCTGATGTTTTGGGCTAGTGAAAATGAGAGTTATTCCGAGCAGAACTTTAAAAGCGATATGCGAGATATTGGCTATTTGCTAGCACAATTAAGGGATGTTGCTTGTTTCGCTTCAAATCAAATTAACCTACTTGATGCCACACAAAATCATAAGGGAGGTAAATAGTATGTTGAAAACGAATTATAAAGAAAAATTCAATCATGAATCTAAACTTTTTAAATTCTACGACCTCACTACGGCCAAAGTATTTGAGGCATTAGCACCTACAGAACAACAAGCACGCAAGAGCCTAGGCAAACCCTCACTTATCTTTATTGCCAGAATTCGCTTATATCCAGTTATTGAAGACACTAGGAGCTTTGGAGGTTACAGCCATGAATAACGATCAGTTAATTTGTAATGTTGAATCTAAACTTATTCAAGTTCGGAGCATGGCTAAAATCGCCTTAGACAACACTAATCATAAGTACGCAGGATATGACGAGCCTTTTATCGAACAAACCGATATGAGTAATTTACTGTGGGTTATCGTTGATTTAGCAGGACAAGCCTTTGATGAGCTACAAAAATACGGGTTAATGGAGGAGAAAAACAATGGCTAATATCTCACTGGACGCAATAAATACTATCAATACAAAACTAGGACAAGCTAACGCTATCACCACGCTTTTAATGGCTGATTGTGATTCAAACGCGCCAATTAATGATGAGTTACGCGCCTACGCCCTTGATGCTGTATCAGACTTAATTAACGATTCTAAAAAGCTATTTAGAAGCGAAACCGAGCGCAAGGAGGCAAAGAATGAAAGAGTTTGATTTTGTCCATAACAATGACGGCACTATTACCGCATTAAGGCTTAAAAATGGCAAATATGTAGCACTACTTTCTTTTGGCAAGGCTGAAATCCCTAACTTACTCGCTGATGTCACCAAGCGACTACCGCCCGAAGTTAGGCGATACATGACACAAATTAAGGGGGTAAATCATGAATAATCAGCAAGAAGTGACAGCAATTCACCATAGTATCGTTGATTCTACCATGGCGATAATAGCAGGTTTATTTTTAATTGAGCAGATTAATAAAAACGGCGCCAAGGTGTTTATTCATGACGGTATCAAAATTGATATTGATAAAGATTTAATTGTGTTAGGGCTAAAAATGAATCTTAAAGATAGCTTAATTGAAGACTTTGGCGAAAGTGATGGCTTAAATCGTACCTATGGACTATTAAAAAAGATGTACGCCGAAAGTGATAATAAACCTATGGCACTAACACAATTCGGGCAAGAAATGCTTGCATCGTTATTTATTGATTTAGCCGAAGATATTAAATCTGAATCTAGCTCGACAATTCATTAAGGGGGGATGTAATGAAAATCAATGAAATTACAGCCCAAGCCGTAGGTAAATGGGATTATATCTTTCAATCATTAGGTATTGAGGTGGGTAATGGCAAGCATTGCCCCTGCCCTGTCTGTGGCGGTAAGGATAGATTTAGATTTGATAACCAAAATGGCAGAGGTACTTACATCTGTAACCAGTGCGGTAGTGGTGACGGCTTAGAGCTTATCAAAAACTATTATCAATGCGACGCTAAAGAAGCATCGAGTAAAGTAGTGGAGTGTTTAAATCTGTCTAATCAGAACAACCAAATACGGGAAAATCTCGCATTTAGGAAAATAAATTCCGAACAATTGCATAAAAATAACATACCAGAAAATCCCGTATGTAAAAAGGTCGAGTATTTGCTATCTAAAGCAACATTAGGGCAATCTCAATACCTGACCAAGAAAGGATTAACCTTTGATTTACCCTTGTTAGATAACGGGCGCATTTTTGTGCCCATGCTGAATCTTCATAATGAATACACAGGTGGTCAATTTATTGAAGTAGATGGTCGTAAGCACTTAATGAAAGGTTCCAATAAAAAAGGGGCATTCACCTTGGTCAGCTCAAAAATGAGCACACCTGCCGAGGTGTACGCAAATTTGCTCACACATAATGAAATTATTATCTGCGAGGGATTAGCGACTGGAATATCAATAGCGGAATTCCGCCATCAATCTATGGTTATATCAGCAATGGATGCAGGCAATCTTATTCATGTAGCTAAGTCTATTCGTGAACTGAATCCGACAGCTAAAATCATTATTGCAGGTGATAACGATATTGACCAAAGCCCGAATACGGGCTTAGCTAAAGCAATAGAAGCAGCTCAAGCGGTAAATGGTTATTACTCCGTTCCTGATACAGATTATAAATGTGATTGGGATGATTATAGGCAACAATTTGGGAGTGATAACGCTTTGGCTCATTTTAATAAAAACCTCATAAAACCAGAGTTACCCACCGTGACAAAACTTAACATGCAAACCGAGTTATCAAGTATGAACCTATCGCAAATGGCATCAAGCCAACGCGCCGAACTGCTCAATCAATATTATGATAATAACCTTGCGATTAATCTTACTACCGATGAAATCTATTACTATCAAGATAACGCATGGCAACCTATAAGCGATAAACTATTAATGCGAACACTAGCCGATTTATTCACTCAATCAGGCGAACCATTTAACCCTATGCGAATTAGCTCAGCGGTTGAATCGCTCAGGTTATCACTGCCGATAATGGGAACACCTCAGAAAGATTTAATCTGCTTTAAAAATGGCGTATATGAGCTAAAAAGCCAAACCTTTAGACCTCACAATAAGCAAGATTGGTTATTAGTCAGTAATGATATTGATTACTACCCTGCCAAAGAAAAGGAATCTTTTGATACTCACGCGCCAAACTTCGCTAAATGGCTAAAAAGAGCATCAGGCAATCAAGATAAGGCTAAAAATATCTTAGCTGCGCTATATATGATATTGGCTAATCGTCATGACTGGCAATTATTCTTAGAGGTTACAGGCGCAGGCGGTAGCGGTAAAAGTGTTTTTGCTGAAATTGCGACGATGTTATCAGGTAAAAACAATACTGTAATAGGCACTATGGACGCATTAGAAAAGGCAAGGGATAGAGCCTTAATCGTGGGTTACTCATTAGTCATATTACCCGACCAACCGCGTTATATGGGCAGTGGCGCAGGATTAAAAGCAATTACTGGCGGTGATGAAGTCGCAATAGACCCAAAACACAAGCAACCCTATTCTTGTAAAATCCCTGCGGTAGTCTTGGTTATCAATAACGAGGCAATGAGATTTAACGAGCGTAACGGCGGTATATCACGGCGTAGGGTTATCTTTCACTTTGGCGAGGTTATCCCTGAAAAAGAGCGAGATTTAAACTTGGTTAGCAAAATAGAGCAAGAACTCCCCTCAATTGTGAGGTTGCTATTAAATGAGTTTACCAGTCCAGCAGAAGCTAAAGAAAGACTACACCAGCAACAACAATCAGACGAAGCGACGGCGATTAAACGCGAATCTGACCACTTGGTAGATTTTTGTAGTTATCTTGATGCGCTTGATTATCCCAATGGTATGTTTATTGGCAATATGGGAATAATGCCCTTTAACCCCCGAAAATATTTATATCATGCTTATATTGAATACATCCGCAATACAGGTTTAAACAATCCGTTATCACTGACGCAATTTGGCACATCGCTTAATTACGCAATGAAAGAAAACGGTAAAGACTACATGCGTAAAAGAGCAAATAAAGGGATGAGAACCAACGTAGAGCTTAATATCAATACGAGTCAAGACTGGCTACCCAAAGCCGAAGAACCAAAACTTAAAGGAGTATAAAAGAAAATGAAATCATTGAAAGCACTTGCTGACGCTATAGCGGAAACTTATGTTAATGAAATGATAGCTAAACAAGGTAATACCGTATTTACCTTTGTTAACGATGGTGACACTTATACAGGAACTATCACAAAAGAACACTTATCATCGGGGTTAGTTGAACTAGCGCTATTTTGTACAGAAAACGGTAGAAAATCTGACCCATTTCATTTTATCGAAGATATGATTAATTTTTATAGTAAACCTTGGCATATAACCGACTGGGGGAATAGCGCTATAAAAATATATACCGAACAATCATTACTACAAATCCCAACGCGCGTTTATCATTAGGAGGTCATTATATGGCTGCATACTCATCACGAGATAAAGATTTTACTATTACTTGCAACGTAGAGCTAAAAGATTTATTAGAAGCAACTGACAAAGCCAAAAAAGAACTTAAGGAATTAAGTGATAGTGGAACGAAAGCATCAAAAGGCATAGATAAATTAGAATCCTCAGCAAAAAGCGCAGGAGGAGCACTTGGTAAGCTTACTACTATTGCTAAGGCTGTATCTGCCGCTTTGGTTTCAAGTCAAGTTATAGCTTATGCTCAGAGCTGGAACGAACTAGAAGACCGTATACAGAATACTGGCGCTACAGCATCACAAACTAAAGATATTTTAGACCAGCTATTAGCTACATCTGACCGAAACGGTCGTACAATTGAGGAATCATCGGAATTATACATTCGCCTTTCTAATTCTATGAGTGAGCTGGGTTATAGTACTCAGAGTACATTGTCTTACATTGATACGTTATCCAACTTGATGACAATCAATAAAACTAACGCGTTAAGCGCAGAATCCGCTATCAATGCCCTTACCAAGGCACAGATGAAAGGAAAACTTGCAGGCATTGAAGCAATGTCTGTTTTTAACGCAATGCCTAGCGTTTTGGGAACATTATCCAATTACCTAAAGAAGAACGCCAAATCAACAAAAGAAGCTGAGAAAATAACAGAGCAATACGTAAGGCAGTTAGCCACTGACGGCAAATTATCTATGCAAACCTTTACCGATGCTATGATAGCCGCACAAGAAGAAACTGCGGCGCTTGCTGATAATATGCGGAACACAGTAACTGACGGGCTTAACCGTGTTACGAATAACCTTAAAAAATACTTCGGTGAACTTAATAACTCAACTGGCGCAACCAAAGTTTTAGTTGATTCGTTGATTTTGATGTCTCAGCATGTTGATATTTTAATGACGGGCGTGGGTGCTTTAGCTGCGATTTACGCAGGAAAATATATCACATCACTAGCTAGTGCGACTAAGCAGAGCGCCGAACAAACAATTGCAAATATTCGACAAGCACAAGCTGAAAAAGTTTTAATTCAAGCTGAAATGGCTAGAATTAACGAGAACATCAGAGCGTTAGAAGTTCAGAAACAGAACATTATTCTAGCTCAAACGCATTGTAATAGCTTACGCGCCCAAACATCATTAAATAAACAGCTTATCGCGGTTGAAGCTCAGTTAGCTACAGCAACAAACAAACATGCTGTAGCGCAAACACAGCTAAACACAGCAATAAAAACGACTTCTTTAGCCGCCAATGGTCTAAGGTCTGCTATGGCTTTGTTAGGTGGTCCTGCTGGCGCTGCTATGTTGGCGGCTATGTCGCTATACTATTTCTATGAAAAGGCAAAAAATGCAAAAGAAGAAGCTGTTGGTTTAACTGGAAAAGTGAAAGCACTTTCTGAACAGCTTAATTCTTTCGCTGATGAAAAATTAGTTGTTATTAAAGATGAAGCTGTCAAAGATATAAAAAATGCACAAGAGCAGTTGAAGTTATTGCGCGTCCAAATGAATTCAACACAAGATATCTTGGATGGTAAAGGCATTTACTCAAATGAAAAACGAATAAATAAAGCTCTTGTCACTAGAAATAAACAGCGTGAACAAGAAAAAGAAATTCTTGACGGAATATTGGCAGCCCAAAAACAAATAGCAGAAGTTGAAGACATACTAGCTTCCCGTATAGGACCAAAGCTTGTAAATAATGGTAAGGAATTAGCAAAAAACTGGGATGACGCATCAAAATCAGAAATTGATAAAAAGCTTGCGAGCATATCCAAAGAGCTTGAAATTGCTAAGTTGAAAGCCAAAGAAAATAGTGAAGCGGCATTTGTCTTGGACGGGCTTTATTCAGCTTTGGGTGATAGCGCTAATGAGTATAGGGAAGACTTAGTAGCGCTGGCACTTGGTCAAACCAACTTTACTAAGTTAACAAATGACCAAGTCGCAGCCTTGCAGCCACTGCTAGCTCAGCTAAAGGCGCTATCGGTTGAAAACAATAAAATTAAAAGTAGCAACAAAAAAGGCACAACTAAAAGTTACGCAGAAGAAGTAAAAGAGCTTAGCGATAAGTTAGCCGTTGCTAAATTGGAGGCACAAGGTCTTACTGTTGAAGCTGAATTACTTGCAATTACTCAAAAAATGGGCGGTAAAGTCACTGCTGAACAAACCGAAAAGCTTAGAAAGCTGATCGAAACGTCACAGGCTTACAAAGCATTGGGTACTTTACAAAGCCCTATTGATATTGAAAAAAACAATTATAACAATTCAAAAACTGCGTTAGATGACTGGTTTTCTAAAAATCCACAGAAGTATGCAGAATACAACTCTAAGCTTGAACAGCTTGAGCGAGAACATCAAATCAACATGGCTAAAATCAAATCTGACGCTGTTGTATCTAAAATTGACGACGCTATAGCTCAAGTTGATCCTGCTCAAGCTTTGAAAAATGAAAATGATAGAAAACTTGCTTTGATTCAAGAGTTTGAAAAGCAAAAATGGCTGACAGAAGAAAATGCGCTTGCACTACGAGAAGCCGCCAATCATCAGTATGAACAGAACCGTATCAATGCGCAGTGGGAGATATGGCGAAATCAGAGCGACGCTAACGAATTCCTCGCATCATCGCTTGAAGGCTTGGCTAGCAGTGCGACAAGCACGATATCTGGACTGGCATCAGGTACGATGACAGCAACGCAGGCAATGCAAAATTTTGCTAATGTTATTCTAAATGAGGCTATCGGGTCGTTGGTTCAAATGGGTATGCAATACGTCAAGAACGCAATTGTAGCTAAAACGACATCAGCATCAACGACGGCGGCTCAAATACTTGAAGCTCAGGCTTTAGCTGCGGCATATCAACCTGCGGCAATGTATGCATCTATTGCTACACAAGGCGCAGCAGCAACTACAGGCGCAACATCGTACGCAACAGCGATTGGATCAATGAAAGCGTTAGGTATAGCTGGTGCGCGTAAAAATGGTGGTCCAGTAGATGCTGGTTCAATGTATCGAGTTGGTGAAGGTGGTAAGCCAGAAATATTAGTTGCTGGTGGTAAACAATATCTAATACCGGGCGAAAACGGGCGAGTACTGAGTAATCGCCAAATCACTAACGGTAAAGGCGGTTCAAGCGTAAATCTTACTATCAACATGCCAATAAATATTGGTGACAGCGGTGGCATGTCAGAACAAGACGGACAGCAACTAGCTAAAAACATTGAGCAAGCTATCCGTGCGCAGATTATGAAAGAGCAGCGCCCAGGAGGGCTGCTAAATCGTCGTTGATTTTATAGACGAATTTTCATACCATTAATTAAAATTTTAAAAGGGTTGATGGTATGAAAAAAATCTTGATAATTAGTTTAGTTAGTCTTGCTTTATTCGGTTGTGGTGAAGATAAGATTACAAAAGAGTATCTTGTAGGTGATTGGCGCTGTATTGATAACCAGTATCAAAGGCAGAATAGCGGAGCTAATGAAGATTTTGGGAGTTCGGTGTCATCAATTGAGGACACTACAACATTCAGAATAATTAATAATGAGCTTTATCAAATAAGCAAAGATAAAGGTAATATTCTTATTGACCTAAGTAAAGCGGATTTATCCAAAGATGAAATATCTGATGCTTATAAAACTCATATTGTGAATACCATAAAGGCAATTGATAAAGACACATTTAAAACAGTACTAATAACAGAAATAAAGAATATTAACAATGACACCAACATTATTGATCTTAGAACGAAACTAGAAACTGTCTGCACAAGAATAAAATAACCTACATTAACCACTGGTGACTAAGAATGGCAATAAAAGTAAAAGGTGTTAGAGGATGCATAAAAGGTTTAGATAACACCGTAAACAACATAATCAAAAATAAAGCAGTTAAAGCGATGCATGCTTCAATAATTGTTGGAGCTAACCAAGCAGCGCTTTACACCCCAATCGACACATCTAACTTAGTTAATTCGCAGTATAGAGAAGTAGTCGTAAATGGTACCCGTATAACTGGGCGAGTTGGCTATACTGCCGCTTATGCCGCATATGTTGCTGACCCAAACCATCCCATGAAGTTTAAGCGCTCTACCGCTAAAAAGAACTTTTTAAATAAAGGCTTTGAAGATGTTGAAGACCAAATAGTAAACATCTTTAAAAAAGAGCTATTCAGCTAAATTGTAGTGTACACTTGCACACAAATTCTGACAAAGATTGGCTACCTAAAGCCGAAGATTTTATAAGATAACCTGTAATAGTATTTATTTATCAGTAAAACTAAATTTTTTATTAAATGTAATATTTACTTTATGGTCATTAAATAATATCATTTAACTCAATTTTAAAAAATTGAGTTAAACATGAGAATATCACACGCTAAATCATTCGATGAAATTATGAAGGTCATTAATCCTTCTGATTTAATTAATGTTATGGGTAAATTCAAGGAAACTGATGCAAAAGGTCGGTATCTCCATTGGAATGACTTTAAATATAAAAAAAATGATGAAAATATTAATATTGATTTAGCATGGGCTGCGACTAAAATGTCTAGACTCCAATCAAATAAAAAAATTAACATAGGGGGATATCAGTTTAGTTTTTGTGTTCCTGATTCTTTACAAAGAGATCTCCACACAATAGATAAAAAATCCAGTGGTTATATAGGGATGAATAATCCTGAGTCGATGGATGGGGTTAATAATAAATATTTAGTTCATTCTTTAATTATGGAAGAAGCTATTTCATCGGCTCAACTTGAAGGAGCCTCAACAACAAGAAGAATAGCAAAAGAAATGCTTGAATTAGATAGAAAGCCAAAAAACAAAGCTGAAATTATGATCGTGAATAATTATTCATTGATGAAAAAAGCATTGGAAATGAAAAATGAAAGTTTATCTATTGATTTAATTCTGAGTTTTCATGAAATAGCAACAGAGGGAGCGATAGAAAATAATGCTGTCTGTGGTAAGTTTAGACAAACAGATGATATTTATGTTAGAAACCATCTACAGGAAGTTGTTTACACTCCACCTAAAGCAGACAAACTTAATGATTTGATGAACGATTTATGTAATTTTGTTAATACTCCTCATGATTGTGAATCAGGAGAATTTTTTATACATCCTGTAATCAAAGCAATATTGTTACATTTTTTTATTGGCTTTATTCATCCTTTCGGAGATGGAAACGGAAGAACTGCAAGAGCTTTATTTTATTGGTTTATGATGAAGTCTGGCTATTGGTTATTTGAATATACATCAATAAGTAAATTAATTAAAAAAGCACCAATAAAATATGCAAAAGCTTATTTATATGTAGAAGATGATGGATTAGATACTACTTATTTTCTATACCACCAAATCGATATTATTATACGGTCGATTGACGAATTAAATATTTATCTACGAAGAAAGCAACAAGAATTATCGGACTTCTTAACTAGAATTCAAAATTCTAAAAAAGCATCAGAGTTAAATTTTAGACAAATTGATATTCTTAAAAAAGCAGCTAAAGAACCGGGTAGGCAATTTATTGCAAAATCAATAAGTATTGAATACAGTGTATCTGAAAATACAGCAAGATCGGATTTAAAAGTGCTAGAAAATAAAGGACTATTATTGCTTATTGGAAACAGTAGAGTTAGAACATATATTTCACCATCTAACTTGTTGGATAACTTATTAGATAACTAATATCGTTATTATAATTATGAGCCGCTATTATTTAGCGGTTTTTTATTGAGTGAATACATAAAGTGTACACTTGTGAATAGTAAATCATTAAGCGTTCACCGCTCAAACCCTTTTAGAATAAGGCTTCAAGCAAGTAGTGAGCACCGTGAACACTTTTTTATAAAATTTTATTTTTATGGGGGGGGAGATATAAAAAATCTAAAACATAATTAACGGATACCGCTCACCTAGATAAATTTTTACACCGTCAAAATTCTAAAACCAATTTTTTTAACCTTTCAATGTGGCAAGATTAAAATACCTAATATTGGGGGTCAGTTTTTATTTTGGGGGTACAAATGGGGGTACGGCAAACAGAAGAAACAAACACAATGCTTTATGAAAAATGATTTAAACAGTGCTTTTCAAGTCCCGCCCACGCACCAAATCAATAAACAGCAACATTCTTTTAAACCCTACAAAGTATATCAAATCCAACAGTAACAAGTCTTGAAGGCTATGCTATCATCCTGAAAGTATCAATGAAGTACACTTATAACAAAAGTTTTAAAATTGCAATTAGATATACTGGTAGCATATAACTAAAGGTCGAAGGAAGCCTCAACACAATTGATGCAACGGCTAGTTTTATAATGGAGAATAGAGATTAATTCTTTTTTGGTCAGAGAAGAACACTAGGTTCATTTTTGTTTACTAAAAGTCTAAAAAACGTGAAATCTAACCTAACTTAAAAACTGCTTTAATTTCGGATATTTTTAACATTAAAAGTAAATTTCATGCACACACACGAAATTCACTTTATTTAAAACCATAACTTTCGCTTTTAGCAAACTTTATCTTACTCAATAAAAACCATGTTAAATAATTCCATTATCACTACTGCTTTTATTATTGTTTTGCGAACATGAAACAGCAGAAACAGTAGCTTTTTGAGGTTTCCCAATTACTATCAACTGGTTACTTTTAGAATTATAGGCATTTTCAATAGCTAAAGACAAGCATAGCCAATATGAACAAAGCCCTGCATAACCAATAGAGCCTTCAACATTCAACATATTCTTTGGTTTAAACTCAATTTGATTAAAGTAATTGGCAATATTAATTTTTAACTCTGAAGATACACCGTTATACCATACGCTATCATAACTTGCATTATTGACATTACCCCATAACAAAGCATTATCAATAGTTTGGCTTAACGACGAAGTTTGTTCACTTCGGTGTACTTTTACTAATATAGAGTCATCCTCTAACAAGGCGCCAATATCGGTATTTTCACCGGCTAAAAAAAGCCATGATGCAAATTCGCCTTCATTTTTAGTCGGGATATCGAACAGGTGTAGATTGAAGATTAGAAGTAAATCATTATAATATTCTTCATTATCTAGCCATGACTCTATAAATGTGTTTGAATCGCTTGGCTTTTCAAATACAAAACTAGCTGGGTGAGGAATAATTGTTCCTATTGTTTCATTCCATAATGTTTGTAATTTATCTATTTCGACACTTTTACCAATTTCCATAAATAAACGCACATGAATATTTTCATGAGCTAAAAGGGTGGAAAATTTATTTTTGAGTTCTTTTTTCCACTGATTAAATAAAAATGTTAAGTAACCATTAACGTTATTGATATCTATTTCGCTATTTAAAAATAAAGAAGTATGGGGAACAACAGTCGAGCATGTAGGATGGTGTTTTGAAGTCATTAAAAAACGATTATCTATCAAAGCAGCGGCATTTCCGATTGTTCCTTTTTCTGTGATAAGCGAATACCCTAAAACCGATAAACCTCTTTGCCCATCATTTATCATCTCCTCTTTGCGCTGTTCTCGATATAAATTCCATTCATTATTATAAATTTTGCGATAACTATAAGCATAAAAACGGTACAAAAAAAGCCCACCCCAAATAAGCACAGGGAAAACAAAAGCTCCCGATAAAAATAGAGCATTTGGGATACGATAAAAAAAACTGGCAACTACTGTAATGATAGTGCCAATAAATATAAACACAATCAACAAAAGCGCCCATAATCTTAAATTTAACTTTTTAGCTTCGGGCATTGGCTTTGGCAGTGATGTTAAATCTATAGACAT